ATATTGACACGATAGCTAATAGGGTCAGGAATGCCAGCTCTAATAAAATTCTGTATACGCTCCGAACACGAGGGGCAAACACCGCAGGATTTTCCATCTGCATCAGGATCATAACAAGTAAGAGTGTATTCAAGCTTGACATTACCTAATTCCTTTGCAATATTAATTTCTTCCCATTTTGCAAGTTGACTGAAGGGTGCTTCTAGTTTAACTTTGTGTGTTCTATTTTGATCTGCAACTGCATTCATAGCATCAACAAAACGCTGCGATGTATCCCAATATCCATACTCATCATGAACTTGAAGACCTGTAAAGACATGAGAGGCTTTGTTAGCTTCGGCAAAAGAAAATGCTAAGGCATTCAGGATCATATTACGAAAAGGAACATATGTCTTTGGTTGAGGGTCTCCAAGAACATCTTTGATTGTTGGCATAGCAACATCTGATCCACCAATGTTGGCAGATACATTCTTTACAATCTCTCCAAGAATACCAAGATCAAGAATCTTATGTGCAATACCAAGATGCTCACAAGTCTTGGCAGCCATATCTAATTCTACTTTTTGCTTCTGCCCATAGTTATATGATAGTGCAAAAACTCTTTCTTTTCCATACTTATGGACTAGAATATAAGTCATGATAGTAGAATCCATTCCACCAGAAAGAACAGATACTACATTATGTTCAGTATCAGGAAGTGATGATAGAGCCTTACTTAGATCCATCACGAACTCCTGTTAATCTTTCAATTTCTCTATTGATATACCAATCTGCCTTCTTAAGATCTTCAATCTCTTTTGTCAAAGCATCATATCCTTGTTCACCTTTACGTCCTGCTCTAAGAATATACTTTACAGCATTGCCGCGAGAGAAATTTAATTCAAAGATCTCAATAATATCAATAGCCTGAATACCAGTCTTGTTGCCTTTATAATGATCAGGATTAATCTTGTCAGCCATTTACAATTTCCTTAAACATATTAACATTATAATATAACAAATCCATATCTATATCACTCTTTTTCATGTGATACACTTTATCAAATGTTGCTTGTGGTTTACCAATGACACCAGCATTTGAATATTTGTTACCATCAATAGCTGCCATAACAGGATTGGAAGTGTCAACAGAATAGACCCAATCATATTCTTTGTAATAAGCAAATTCACCAGCCCACCAAGTTCCAAGTAGGTGATGCTTACGATTCTTATCAATCACTCTAGATTCATGCATACGACGAAGTAATTTGATTCTTTCATTTGCCTGAACAATAGGGTCTTTCTCAGCCCATGAATAGACGAAGGGAATACCGATCATATAGATTTGATCAACGCCTTCTGCTGTGTTTGGAAATAAACCTGATTTGATTCTAAAGTCTCTAAATTCTTGGTAGCATTCAATCATCTCTTCGGGTGATGATCCCTGAATGACTGCCATACCATAATGGGTAGTCTCAGGATATGATTTTAGAAATTCAAATGTCTGATCTAATGTTGCTTTCTTGTTACCAAGCGTATCAGGAAGAATTACAACCGCAGGCGTAATCTTTTGACACCAAGCATAGAGCATTTCATTACTAAGAGAAGCACCCAATTCAAAACAACTATTGTCCAGATAGACAGCATGTGAGGTGCCATTAAAAGCACCAGTATTCATAATGTCTGCAACAGCATTATAATATTCTGGATCTTCTATGAGTTTATGTAATAACACATAGGTATAGTCATTGATCTTAAAATGATCTTCTGACTTCATAAGTTCAAGGGGAGTTTCGTGAGCAATAAGCTTTTTATTCATTCACATATATTCCATAACAAAGATATAATAATCAAATATAGGGTAGAAGGTTAATTAAATCAACCTTTATAAGTCTCACCCTTGGCACGTGCCTTAGCTGCAGCCTTTTGACCAGCCTCTACACGCTTTTGAAACTCAGCCTTACCAAGACGCTTACGGCCTGCGGCTGCTGCAATTGCTCCAGCTGCTTTATAATCAACACCTGCAGACTTGGCAATCTTTTTCACAAATACATCCTTACCTGCGGCGTCCTTAGGACCTTCCTTGATAAGTTCTTTGTCAGTGAATGAATCAACAAATTCTCTAAAAGACTTCATTTTATTTTTCAATCTCTCTTTCTGTGCATAATTATGCGTGCCTGGTTTAGACTTCATAGCCCAGAAAGAAGCTCTCTCTGGTCTTGGTTTGTTAGCATCGGGATCCACTTTCTTTTTGCCAAACATCTTAGCAATATGTTCAGGTGAATGCCAATCTCCAACAATATCCCATTTCTTTCGGATATTATAGTTATATGTATGAAATTCTTTACCGTCTGAATGGCGTTTAAGATGAATTTTATATCTGTTGATACCAATTCTTTGATTACGAAGAACAGTATATGAGGTAGGCTTATCATGTTCAATCTTATCATTACCATCATAAACAAAAGACCCTTTAGGGGCCTTAAGCTTAATATCTTTAATCACCTGACCACCAGAACTGACAAGAGGGACGTAAACCATTACTTATTCTTTCTTCCTTCAATTTCAGAACCGAGTTTCTTTACATATTCTGTATGAGCTTTTGGTGTAGATTTGAATTGAAATCCATACTTGCGATTCTTAAGATCCTTATGAACTGCCTCAAGATCTTTTGTAGAGACTCCGCTAAGACCACCTGAATCTGCTTTTTCATTTTCAGTATACTTATCTTTAGTAGAAGCAAGATGATCAGCATGCTTATTAAACATATCACGAACAGGTCCCTTATATCCAAGACCTGTCATTCTCATCCAATTGAGAACTCTACCGTGATTTTCTTTTGTTGGATTCTTCTTGAGAAATCCAAGAACATGATGAATCTTCTCGTCAGGCTCTTTAATCTTCTTAGCCTGAACTCTTGTCATCTGCCAATGAATATTGAACTTATTAACAGCCATATTTAGATTGCTCCTGTTTTATAACGATAATCATCTTTATCATATGGCTCACCAAGCATATTACGCCAATGAATGCGAACATCTTTGCGAAGAGCATCTGTTTCTTTCTGACCAGCTGTCTTGCCTGTTCTATGAACAGATCCTGTGAGAACATTAAGAACACGACGAACAGCCAAAGGACTCTTCTTATTCTTATTAAAATATGTTCTCAATGTAGAAACATTTTGTTTATGATTATGAATCCAATTGCCAATCAGAGATTTACGAATCCCCTGCCATTCTGGATCATCTACAACTTTCTTAATATCCATGCCCTTGACCTTGCGAGCATCTTCCATTAGATGTTGTTCAAAAGTAAGCATATCTCTCTCCATTTGATATAATATTTATTATACCAGTCTTTTGAAATTAATGCCACCTATAATATATTGAATGATTACAATGAGTTAGGAAATGGTGCCTATCTGGATATAGGTCAGGTTTCTGTAATATACGGCTTTTTATCCGTTCTATGGCTATTTGGTAAGCCTCATCATCTGGCTCATAATCATTATACCAGACTCCAGGAAAAGAGGTTTGGATTTTTTCTAGCCTCTTTTCAAAATTATCTTTATCTGTATTGATACCTCTTTCATTCATATTATCATAAAGGTCTCTGAATCTTTTTTCGAGATAATAACCTTTATCATAAAAGAATTTTACATGACCCCCATCTAAACAATATTTCTCAGGAATCTCTACTGTATGTAAAGATCCTTTACTAGCTGTTCTAGTCATAGGAAATATAATTTGTGTTAGTTCTTTATATTCTGCAACAAGATGTCTAGCTGTTAAGAGATCAGGATTTACTAGATTTATTCTTGTCATTCTTCTTCACAATATTGAGAGGAGGATTACAAACCTCAACAAGCCTTGATTCCACAGATTCATGATTGATATATTCACTATCAAATAGTTGTTCGCGAATTGAATCTCTTGTCAAAGCATAAACAAATACCAAATTGCTGTCAACCATTTCTTTAAGAATATCTGCTTTAAAGTGAACAAACTTATCTAGTCTTTTGTTGATCCAACGTTGTTGAAGTGTATTGCTATAAGATCCAATGTATACCAATTTTTCATTTACATAAACAGCGTATACACCACCAACAGAGTTAAACAACTCTTGATTAATCAAATGAAAAAATTCTTTATTGAAAGAAAATGCTTTCTTAAAAACAAGACCATTAATTAATTTTCTTTCTAACATTAGAAGGTCTCCAAGAGATTACCCATGTTAGCAAGACGATTTGCTTCTTCAAAGGATTTGCCGTGCTTGTTCATTAGGTCTATGCATTTCAAGAACTCATCATAATTCCAAACACGCATTTCGGTAATACCAGAAAGTTGTTTAGGTTCAAACCAATTATGAAATCTACCACCATTAGCTATAGTATCCATAATTAATTTTTCTAGTTTTTCTGCTTCCTCAAGATTAGCTGACCAAACTGAATGCATAATTTTGATTTCATCAAATGTTCCACTAATTGGATTAGCTTCATCTGGTCCTGTATACATTAAACGCTTCATTGCATCTGAGGAAGCAGTGATGCCAACCTTGTAAACAGTTCTAGGCAAACCAGGAACTATAACTTTACGTTTCATTTTAGCAATGTAGTTTTTATAAGGTCTCACATCATTCATAATAACCATTTTAAGATACTTTCATTCCTTCACCGGACAATGAATAGTTAGATGCAAAAGAATCTAACTGAGCCATATTCATTGATTCAACACGAAGATGAGATAATTTCTTTGTCTCATTGGTTGCATGAGAAGCTTCAATCAACTCGTGAGTTGCAATTCTCTTAGACATAAGATCTCTTGCACCCCAAACTTGTTTTACGTGACTAGAAAGGTCTTTCATATTTCTCTCCTTTTACATATACTTATAATATACGATATTTTGAAAAAAATAGCAACCGGTAAAAAAAGCTAATGATTTCAATTAGTTACATTGAAAACGTTGCATTTTTATGTTATTAAAGAACTCTTCTCGCGCAGATTGGGTGTAAAACAAGCCATGAACTACAGTGGTTTGGGTAGTAGAATTTGAAGCCATAACACCTCGATTTTCACAACAACCATGCTTAGCCTCAATATAGACAGCAACATTCTCAGAATGTGTTGCCTTCATAATAGCTTGAGCAATATCACCACAGAGTTCTTCTTGAAGGGTTCCGCGACGTGCATAGTGTTGAGCAATACGAATATACTTACTCAATCCAATAACATGTGTTGAAGGAATAACACCAATATAGGCAGTGCCTGTTACCGGTTGATGATGATGTGAACACATAGATTTGAGTTCAGCACGAACAACTAACATACCTGCGTATGGTTTTGTTCCGTGTGATCCATCATTGGGAAATGATGTAACGACAGGCTCTTCGTGATATCTTCCTTCCATCAATTCATTAATATACATCTTAGCAAGACGTTTTGCCGTCCCCTTTGAGTTGGGATCAGTATCAATATCAATGACAAGAGAACGAAGAACAGCGTCAAACTTTTCGGCTACCTCGTCAATGAGTAACCCACGATCACCATCGTCCATATATTTGCTAATGTTATCATTGGCATGAAAGCGAGCATTGGCATCTTTTAACCTCTTAATAATTTTTTGTGAAACTGGTTGTTGTTTTGCTTTATTCTCACTTTTATCCATAGTAATATCCTTATTATCCTTTTTTAGATTTTCATAATATTCACGAACTGATTGTCGAAGGGCTTCGCCTTTGTTCATTCAAACAATTCCTCATTCCATTCACGATGTCCTTCACGATAAGCCATATTAGCCATTGTCTCGCGAACTTCTACCTTGAAACACCAAAGACGTTCTGCCTCACCTGGTCCCCACATATCAGGAATGTAAACACCATTAACATAACGATAGAGCATATCAGCCAAACCTTCACATCCCAACTTTGGTAGAATAGTTAGTTTAGCTAATTTCTTTTGTTCAAGCAACATAAAAGTATCAATCTCAGGATCATCTTGAGCGACAAGCAATGTGTGATCAAATTGATCTTCAAGAACCTTCTTTAGTTCTTTCAAACCACCATAATCAGCAACCCAATTACGAATATCTAAGTTATCTGTTCCAAAATAAAATTTCATAGAGAAAGCATATCCATGAATCATGTTACAATGACTGTCTGCTCTCCATTGACGGTAGGCACAAGGAAATGCATTATGATATTCTTTTGTACTGACGTATTTGTATGTTCTTGGTTCCATTTTACTTCCTCAAATATGTTTCTATTCTTCGATCGATATATTCATCGAGATGTTTTTTAAATTTTTCTTTACAAATTGGTATAATATTTTTACGAATAGCATCAGCTTGACGCCATTCACCCTCGTCATTATGGTGCCATTCATCGTCCAATGCATCTATAAGTGATTCTAAGGATGTAATAACATCCTCAATAATCTCACTACTTTTTCTTGGCATCAGGTTCCCCAGGCATTTTTCCAGAGTTGAACTTGAAGGCGAGGTGTGTATCTCCAACCATGCTTCATAGCAAGATCTGCTACCCATCTTTCATTATCATTATAATGCATTGTAGTTCCACCAGCAGGCATCAAATAAACTGGGATGTTAATATCACCATTCTTATAATCTTCAACTGCTCTAACCACATCGTCATAATCATCTTGATTAGAAACAACCCACTTAAAGTAACCTTTGGCGTTATTGATACGGTGAATATATTTCCAAACAACCTGAGGAAGAATAGCATCTTCCCACTTCTCACCAGATGAAGGTAACTTAGATGAGATACTAAACATAACTTCTTTGATTGTCAATGAATCATTCAGATATCCAATAAGCTCATCTTTAATTTCTTGAGTTCCGTTTGTCTCAAATGTAATATGGGAGAGTCTCATATCTCTTTTACGAATCTCTTCAAAGAGATCAATATAAGAACGTTGCCAACCAAGAAGAGGTTCACCACCTGTAAGAATGAGATGTGCATCTTTTCCAAATCTACCACCTGGAAGAAGTTCTTGCATCTTATCTACAATAGCTTCAACAGTCATCATTGGTGAAAGATGTTTAAATCTTGGATCCCAGGACGCATACGAATCACATCCTGTATGAACTAGGGGAAGAGAATCATAGGATTCATATTTCTCAGGATCAATAGAAAGACGTTCTTCTGATAGTTTACCACGAGGCATACTGAATCCAGCACATTGAAAATTACATCCAAATGCTCTTAGAAAAATGCTCGGTGTTCCTAAGTATTGTCCCTCACCTTGAAGAGAATAAAATAATTCTGCTACTTTGATTTTGCTCATTTGTTGTTCTCATTTTTCATTGCATTCATTGCTTCTAATAATATATTGTTAATCTCATCATTGATTAACTCTTCAATTTCTGGTGTAAGTTCATTTTGTTGGACTTTGACTGTCTTATTATCTTTATTAATTTTGTATATATCTGCTAGTACATACATTCTACCATCTTTATCTTCTTTGACAAAATCCCCGTCAGGAAAAGTTACAAAATAATCCAATACTCTAAAACCTGTCTTGTTTCCATAATTAGCATTAATCATTTGTAATAACCTTTCATGGCTTTGTCTCTGTGATATCTATTTACCTTATTAATAAAAATAATACCGTTCAGATGATCATATTCGTGTTGAAAAACTCTGGCCGTCAAACCATTAAAAGTTGCAGTTTCCAAAACACCTGAAGGTGTTTGAAATCTTACTCTAATTTCTTTTGACCTCTTGACTTTTAGGGTGACACCTGGAACAGAGAGACATCCTTCTTCCATGACATCCTGCTCATCTGAATAATACACTATTTTAGGATTAAAACAAACTAAATTTTCTGGTGAGCTTTTCATACACATTACAGAAAGATTTTTACCAATCTGATTTGCAGATAAACCAATACCATTAAAATGGTTCATAACATACATAAGAACTTGTGACAATTCTTTTGCATCTACCTGAGGTTCTAAAAAATTAAATGGGACAGTTGGTGTCACAAGTATTGGATCAGGATATTTAACAATCATATCCTTCACATTGATTTCTTCACTCATACCCACTCCTCTGCAATTCCAATTATTTCTGCTAAGAATAAACCGAATGCCAATACAAACAAATAACCATCAGCAAATATCATTACACCTAAGCAGGTAAACAATCTGATCACACTCTTAAGATAAGAAAGATATGTGTGCCAGGTTCTATATTTTTTTTCAAAGTCACTCATCACCACATTCCATTTGAAGGACCAGCTGGACCATTGGCACCTGTTGGCATATCAGACACACTTGATGATCCTGCAGCACCTATAGGACCACTATAAGCAGTTGTAGGGCAATTTGGCACTGAGCAAACTACTCCACTTATACCTGTTCTACCACAAACCGGGCAACTAACATTGATGTGTGGTTGATAATTTTTTAATACCTCTTTATATGGATTTAAAAGATCACCATCTAATCTACCACGCTTATAGCCTTCGTCAAAGCCATCTTTAAACCCGTCTCTATAAACTTTCAATTTTTCTTCGTCTATCATTAGGCTGCTATCCTTGAGAAGTTTTTATGTTTTTCAAATTTAAGAACATTGGAAAATTTATCATATAGTTGATCAGTCTTATGACTGATGATAAACGTATTTGTATCTTGAGTCAAGGTATTAATTATCTTCAAGAACTCATCAGTGCCGTTACTATCCAACGAACCATCGAGGACTTCATCCATAATAAGTAGATTAGTGCTAGCACTATTGCGTAACTTAGCAACAGCTCTCCAAGTGAATAGTATAGCCAAGTTAATTCGCATTTTTTCTCCTTCTGAGAAGGA